GTAGCCAAAATCGTTCTTGGCCTTAGTCCCAGGAGTCTCTATAGAACCTAGAAGCTCAGTCCTGAGATCCTGTATTTCTTTTGAGTTGAATAGAGCTACTACCACATCGCGGCCCTCACTTGAATCTGAAGACGAGAAACGCATGGGCCCGTCCAACGTCCCCGTGACGGGCCCGTGCGCGGCCGCGAACTGCTGTAGCTTGAGTTCAATCGAAGGGATTTCTTTAATGTCTATTTCCGATAGCTTTCCAAAGTATGCCAGCGTGACGTGCATCTCATCGGGGTCTTCAGATTCTTCAGTCCCGAGAGCCAGTTCGTCAGCTACTTCTTCAGGCGGGAACAGAGCAATCATTACTCCATTGCCCGCTTTGAGAACAGACTCAGGCTCGGAGTCATTGATAGACTCATCTGATTTCCCGACATCGTCTGGATTGTAGTGCGTAATCCCATCGGTAATAAGAATGTCTTCACTACCCTCGATAAGCCTAGCCATGTTGCGGGCAGTTTCTACGACATCTGGGGGAGACTTGATGGTCTTGAGACCGGCAATGATCTCCTCGACTTCTTTTGACTGGCCGTCTTCGAACAGACGCTCTAACGCAGGGATTCCTTTGCTGGCTTCGCGCAGGTCTATCAAGCCCTTATTGCTGGCCAGAGGGCCCAGACTTTCTTTCTCGTTAACGATTTCGTAGGACACTCAGCGTATCTTCTCTTTCAGTTGAGACAGAGTGACTTTCTGCATCGATCCGTTGTAGGACTTGCCCTCAACCGGGAGCCTGAAGCATCCGACTCCGTTACTTAGATAATACTGCGCCTTGCCAGCTCCATGTCGCATATCAGCTACGATAGTGTACATGCGAAGCTTTTCTTTCTTGGCCTCTTGCAGCTTGCGCTCGCGGCAGTCTTTTCTCATCGTGACTTGATTGCCCTTGAGGTCGATGAGCGTCTTGATCTCGACTCCAAACTTGCCGGGCGACTTGAGATCGAAGGGCTCATTGTCACTGGTACGCGGGATTCCAAGTGCGGCTGACAGTTTGCGCTCACTGGCGTCGGCAATGTCCTGTTTTTCCTTCGTATTGGCGTTGTAATTGGCGCGAGCTATTTCAGCGCGTGACTTAGGATTGGACCCGCCGATGGGAATGTGTTTTCCATTGACGGTAATCCACTCGATAGGATCATCGCCTTCAGCTTTTAGAGCATCGACTTCTGGGCTATCGTATTTAGACAGTACGCGAGCGGCCCACTTGCCTGCGTGTTTGCCTCCCCATGCGTTTTGTGTCGTCCTAGAGTCTGTATGTGATTCAACAGCCGCGAAGTGATCTGCGATCTTTTGTATCTCAGCGATCTCGAGACCATCCCCAGAAGACAGAACTTCGGTAATATCTATGACCGCGGCTCCCGCATCGTAGGCTTTCTTAGCGGCCTGTTGGACTTCGATGGGAGGATGAAATTTCTTTACGTCATTCTTGTTCTTGTGGCCTTCGACCTGACGGAGTCTCTCAACGGCTTCATCCTTGGTATCATAGGGTCCTCCGAGATGTTTTGACCCATCGTGAGAATAGACGTGATAGCGCCCGCCTTCTTCTCTGATGATCTTTTCTATAGAGCCGTCTACAGCCGCCTTTTTAAGCTCGTCTGCATTGCCCTCGTCTCCGTCATCATCAGTGAGACCATGGAGTATGAGATAGAAGCCGGGCTCGAGCTCATCGTCATCCTCGAGGTCTATTTCTTTGAGCTTTTCCTTGCCCCAGCGCAGCATTGAAGTATGCTCTGGGTCATCAGGATGGATCAGGTCTTTCAAATCAAGGTCTTCATAATCGTCAGGGCAGTCAGCATCGACATAAGCCTGCAACAGTTCCATACCGCGCGAATGCATGACCGCGCCGATCTTCATTGTCGGGTGATTGAGACAGTCGTCATGTGCATCATTCAAGAAATCTAACTGTCTCTTGATGGCTTCATTGAACGGCTCGGCGGGCTTGCCGTCAGCTCCTTTACCGGGAGGGGTCTCATCTGGATTCTCGATGTAGTGAGTAATCAGGTTCTTGACGTCGCGGGGCATCTTCCCTTCGGCGTCACCGAGTCGCCACGGCCTGAGAGCATCATTGGGCTTGGCGCAGTAAGTATCTGGGTTGCTCTCAGCAATGGCATCACGGGTTTCCTGGGCGCGCCTCAGCGGGCTGCAATGCAGCACGTCTAAGCCGCCACGCGCGGCTATGCGCTGGCCCACTTTCTCAGCGAGCTTCTTACCATTGGAGTTCAGAGAGATATTCGAATTGCCGCTGATGCGCTTCTGAACAAGACTGATGCTCTGACTGCCTGGATCGTCTTTGTCTTTCTCTTCATCTTCATCCTCATCATCGACATCAGAACCCAGAGGCCTGTTGACATGCACGTCACCGATAGCCGGGGAATCCTTGGCGATGAACTTATCCCCGTTGCGCTGGTAGCCCGCGTCTGCCACGGCTTTGTAGGCTTTAATGTAGGCGTGCATCTCAGACAATCCCTGACGTAGATTATGATTGAGCGCAAGTCTGAACACGGTACGAGCGTTGTCATCTGCTAGAGCTTCTAGAACGCTCTTTGGCAGATCTGAGTTGTGAGTGTACTCAACAAGAGCCAGTCTCATTGGGATTTGTTTAGTAGAAGACCCCTGGTTTTACCGTTTCCGGCGGGCGCGCGTCTTCTATTCTTCCTCCAAATGTCTTAGCCGCCAGTTGGGCCATAGCCAGATCGGAATCGGGGTAATAATCCTGCCATGGAAGTCTAAGTAGATCCAGGGCTTCTAAGAGCTCATTGTCATCGCATCCCCACGAACCGGGATTACGGGTAGCCGTAACCTCGACAATCCGATTTCGAATGGCTCTCGGGAATGTAACTGTCAACTTGCCCATGGAGCAATCACTTTAGAATTTCGTCTTATGCGCCAGTCTGATTGCCCCGATCGTGAAGAAGAAATGATCAGGGTCTTTCTGGTAGAAAGCCGCCGGATTCTTTGAGAGATATTCAAAGCCCATGCTTATTACTTCTGTACCTCGCACACCAGGATATACTCTACCGATGTATGGATTCAGAAATTTATCGGGCCTCCCGACTTCGCTATCTCCATATGTCTTATTTCCAGTAATCTCATTCAGCTTTTGTGTTCGCTCTCCATGAGTCCTATTCTCCAAGAATGCGACAGCCGCGATATGTACATTCGGTGATTGTTCTTCTAACCAATGCCCCATTTCGTGGAATACCAGATGCTGAGGAGGATTTTTTGAGATTGCAATTGTATTGCGATTATAATCGTAGTACGAACGCACGCCTCCTAATACGAAGTTTACCCGAGATGACCCAGACACAGGAGCCCCGCCTACCATACGCTCAAAATCTGAAACATGCTGCTGCGCCATATTAGAAGTACGATCATCATCGATATACGAATTGAAACTGATGGGCGCGGTTACAGGACCGCCGACAGCGCCCTTGGAAATCCATTCTCCAAGAGTTGATTTAATTTCCTCATTGGCGTTTTCCAATCTCGCGTATGCGGTGTCAAGATTTTTTCGCGCGTCTGTGTATTCTTTTTCTACTTGAGTTCTTAAATCCCGGCCCTTAGAGCCCAAACGATCCTCCAACGACATTTCGTAATATGAATTGTATTTGCTGCCAGCCCTTTTCAGTTTTTCATCATAACGCTCTACTCGTTTCTGAGCCGAGACCGCGCGCTCACAGGCATCCTTGAAGTTGGGCGCATTCAGTTCCAGAGACTTAATAAGATCTTTGCCTAGATCTTTGGTATATTCTGATGTATCGCGAGCAGGATCGCCTTTGGGAAGCAGGTTGATTTCCTTCTCGGGTTGGGTCTCACGACGACGTCCGTATCCTTTCTTTCCGGCAGCCAATCTCCCTTCGCCTCCACCAGAAGACCATCTACCGTATTCATCGCGGGGCTGGTTTTCATTGAACTCTTTCTCTACCTTGGTATCCCGATGTTTGAGAAACAACACCTCGCCTTCGCCGATGTAACCGAATAGCGAGGTCATGCCTGCAACAGGGACATATCCGTGGCTACGCGCCTCGCTTAGAGTCATTGTCATCGAAGGTTTTAGAGTTGTTCCCGAACTGGAACTCAACCATGATGTTGACGCACCGGCTTCGATAGTGGTCGTTGACAGAACATCCTTGTCCAAACTGCCTTTGCGGTATACCACCGGATCTTTGGCGTAATCGCGCTGTAGGCGATAATCAGAAAGATTGTAGTGGGAATCCAGAAAGCTTTCTACAGAACCATCGTATTCGGGGTCGTAAGTCGATATTCCTAACCTCTTGTCTTGCTCGAAATCCTTATAAGCCCGGTCAACTTTCTCTTGATACCAGCCATCAGCATTGCGAGCCGCGCTGTCTATCAGATATTTTTCGGCGGCCACTCGGTCATTCAAAAACTGCCCGAACCGCGAATCTGTTTCGAAGTTATCGGCAATGTCCTTGTCAGCCTCTTTCTGAGTAGCATCGCGTGTATGGGCTTCGAGTCTATTCCTGAACTCCTCGATTTCGTTGTTGGAGTAACCCAGTTCGTTGAAATGCCTAAACTGTTCGCTTCTCAAAAATGAACTATAGAGGTTTCCGGGGTTGACCTTCGCAGATATTTCTTTCAATGTGCTTGTGATTCCGCCGCCAGAAGACCATCTACCGTATTCATCGCGGGGCTGGTTTTCATTGAACTCCTTGGCGAAGTGAATCTTTCCGACTCCAGATCCAGTTACAATCGCAAGTGAACATCGGCAACTTGGATGAGTATCAGGAGGCTCCATGATACCAGGAGCGAACTCTTCATCGAGACCGCGCTCCTCGTCTTCCAGGTCCAGGCACTCAGGACAAGTTCTATCGTCTCCAGATACGACCCATTTTCGTAGAGTGTCTTTACCGAGATAGCCCTGTTGAGCCGCCTGCCTCCATAGCTCTGCCTGTCCCTTATTGCTGGCCCTGATGCTCTCAGTACGCGCGATGTTCGTGGCCCTGTAATTGACCATTCTCTGAGTGTAACGAGCCGTCATCTTATCGATAGTGCTCGCATTGAGTTGAGTGCGATTGCTGATCGCATTGAGAAGAGTCCTGTCATAACGCCCGTCCCTCAGACTGCGCGATAGAGCATTGCTCAAGTCAGTAGTCGAACCGCTTGTCAAGGCGTTCCTGTAATTGGCCACGGCGGCTTCCATTCGCGGAGTCAGTCCGATGATCTCGCGTATCTCGCGCGCCTGTTGGGCCGGACTGCCTCCTTCTGCGAATGCTCGCGTGACGATCGATTGGACGGCCGTCGCAGTCTCAGAGCTGATGTCTTTAATCAGATTGAACGTATAGCTGTCTAAGAACTTGACGGCCTCGGGGTTCATCACATTGAACGCGATGTTTACCTGCATCGAAGTCGGGAGTGATTCTAAGGCAGTAGTCGCGCCGGTTGTAAACGTCTCGTTCAACGCGTCCCTGACGCTGGTAACTCCTGGAGCCAGTCCGCTGCCCTGCAAAGCCTCTGAGAATCTCAAGTCGATGTCTAACAGTTCCATTACGCGCTCAGTGTCTCCAGAAGCAACTGCCTCGGTGAGATCTGCGAGGGCCGTCTTGTCTTTGACGGCATCGACAGCGTCGAGGAACGCCTGTTGTATCTTGCCCTGCATCTTGGACGCCGCATTGAGCAGAGGATTGTCATCAGTAGCGTCAGCTTTGCCCAGGGTAATTGGCATACACGACTGTAATCGAGTCTCTGCGACCCTTGGGAGGCCCTGGCGGGCGACCGGGCTTACTTACTACCAGCCGGCCGCCCCCAGACCATTACAGGGTCGCTAATGCGTTAGTTCGTATCCGGTTGATTTAGTTATTTGTACTAGCGCGTACTCGTTGTGCGTTAGCCCTTATTTTCGGTATCGGGTTTTGATTTTCGCTCTCCCTGACTATAGACCGGCTCGGGTTGAGGTTGGGGCTGCTGATGAGGTTGGGGCTGAGTAGTGTGAGGATGTGAGCGGCCCGCCGCCATTGTCTTTTCGCGGGTCAATTCCTCTCCAGTTACCGGGTCAAAGCTCTTGGCGCGGCCCGTGTTCGGGTCCATGGTCTGAGTGTCCTCAGCAAAGATTTGAGGCTGATAGCCTCCTTCGCGGGCTTGATTCTCTTCGTACTGATCGTGGACCGTGAGGTCGGGCGAACCGGCCTTGATGAACGTCTTGGGATACTGCGACATAATGTGTTTACTCTCCTGTTAGCATACATGATGCCGTGAATATGATGATGATTGGATCAGAGGGCATTTCGGCAGATAACTACGATGAGAGCTACAATCAATCCTACGATGACTACTACCATTATCAACTCCCAGGGCAAATCTAATCTCCAGATGCCGTAAGAGCTGCCTTGGCTTGATCGGTTATGATTTCCTGGAGGTAAGTCAGAGCTTCGCGGTAGCGTTGAATCATCACAGACTTCAGAAGACTTGTAGAATGTCTCTTGGGATCGAGGTTGTCTTTTAGATCGGCCAACTTCACCTTGACGGCCAGTTTATTTGTTGACAGGCGTCTGATGTAATTTTCATATGTCTCGCGTTCATTTCTTGATAGCGACTGAATGGCCGCGACCACCTGGAGAGAGTATCCCATCTCCAGGAGATCCTCGACCGTTACTTCAGTATCCTCTACGATGTCGTGCAACACTGCGACCATGCGGGCGTCAGTGTCCTCGCGGTCAGTAAAAGACAACATAACGCGCAGAGGATGCAAGATGTATTCTCGTGAATCGAGATCGACGGCGTTCCTGTGGGCCTGAGTAGCCAGAATGATGGCGTCTTCCAAAGTCGGGACTAGAGCCGTCATACAATAAACTCCCATTCAACTTCTGTATTGTCAGTCATTCCTAGAGCCCTCCAGACAGATTCTCCGAGATCGATGCCGGCTCCGTTAGTGCCGCGCCCCGATATGCTGACCCCGGCTTCCGATTGAGGTCTCTGGCCTCTGAAGACATAGGCATCGTCATTGGTGTTGAACGGGCCTACATCGAGAACCTGAGCGATGACGCTTCGACCATTGATCGGGTTTATGACTCTAACATGCCGACCAAGAGCCTTGGTATCAGGCAGTGCGACAAACGAAACGATCTGATCTGCGATGTATCCAGAAGCTGTCTTGTGCCCCTGCAAACCCTCACGCGTAGCCTTGACCCTGATCATTTTGTAGAACTGCCTCTACCTTCATTCAATCTGTCTGTAGCTCCAGACTCAGTAGGAGGAGCAGGCTTTCCGTTGGGCTTGGAGGCGGCTCTAAGGACAGGAGACTTGGCGTAAGGACTGTTGGATTTGGGTTGAGCGGTCTGTTGAGCGTTCTGAACGGCAGCGTCCTTAGCAGGCACCTGCATCTGGTCTTTGCCGGGAGGCTGCTTCCCGGGAGGTTGTTGTTGAGCTGGCTGTTGAGGGGCATTTTCTTGGCCTTCAGGCTGTTCGGGAAGACGGGCCACTTTCCTGAGATAGTTGGCCGTATCAGTATCAAAGAACGTGATGCCCGCCATAGAAAGCTTCTGTACGTAATTAGCTAGCTCTTCCATATCGCGTGATCCGATTTCGCCGGGCATCAGCCTGGGAGCCGCGCTGACATCCATTCGATTGAGAGACATCAGGCGCGGGATGGCTATGCGATTGATAACGGCGGCTACTGAATCCATGAACGCCGATATGGCCAGCGCGAAGATCTGACTGGCAGACATGTGGAGAGAGAAGCTTCCCGTAGGCGTCTGACCGAGCTGTATGAAACCGGCCAGGAGGGTATTCAACATGTCACTGTTGTATCTCTGGATCGTGGCATTGGGATCTGTCTGCTTGGCTCCAGCCGTCCTCATCAGTTCGAGCTTGACAAGCTGATTTCCCTTTTCGTCATAAGCCAAAGGCAGGATGACTCCAGCCTGATCGTCTACTCTTATATTCGTTACCAGAGCCCGCGCGGCCTGTTCCCCTCCCATCGCGGCCAGTGCTTCAGCAGATGAATATAAGACAGGAATGCCGCACAGATCGCGCTCGATACCGATGCCTTCTACTTCCTCCAGACGCCTCTTGAAGAACCAGCTCCTGAAGACGTTTCTCAAGACACTGCGGCCCTCAGGAGAATTCTTAAGACTTGTCGTCCTGAAGAGCAAGAGCTTTTCAATCGGGATGGCCACCGTCTTGTAATCTGGAGCCGCGAGCTGGACGGCTCCTTGCAAGCCTCCTTCATCATCCCAGATCCAGTACAAGATAGATTCTTGAGCGCGCGGGGCCATCTTGCGCCATCCGATAAGCCCATCATCGTAACGAGATGATTTGCGTCCGTCAGCTCCCTGTCGTCTTTTGTAGACGGTCTCGAACAGAGCGAATCCGAAAGTGAACATGGAGACACACTCAGCAATGAAGTCCTCCCAAGTGTGTGACATGTCCTCCATGCACTCTTTGATGAACTGAGCGTACTGATCGGCTTTCTTTCCGCGTCCGGGCTCGACTCGCCACTCGGCGCGGCGCAGGATCATTTCAAGAGCAAAGAACATCGCGCCGATAACGGCGTCGTTATCGCGCATCTCCCTGTAGATCTGCTTCTGACGATGGACCGATAGAGCTGACAGGAACTCGTCATAGATGTAGCCGACTCCCTTCGTGCGAAGCAGGCCGCTGACGCCCACTTCCTGGAAGGGCTTGGCTTTCGGGATCTCAGCCGTGGTTCCTGGAATTGGAACCATGTCCTGCCCGATCTTTGCGATGCGATCAATCAGAGCCATGATACAATCAGTAGAACCTGACGTTTCCGAGATACATCAGAATAAGAATTACGACGAGAATCAGCACGGCCGCTCCAATGCCTCCCTGATAGCCCCAGCGGTCATAGCCGTAGTAGCCGCTTCCACAGAGTAGCAAGATCAGTATTATCAGTATCAAAATCATTAGAGGTCTAAAACATCAATAGCGGTTACCGACGTCCACGCCCGTAACTCGCGGCAAATTCATGTGCTGACGCCTTCTGTTCGTGATACGCTATCGTACCTTTGTGGCTGGCTTTTTCACTTCTAGACTTCGTGTTCGCCATTGCTGATCTATGCGCTGAAGCAGCCGCGCGGTGAGCATCTGCGGCTCTCATATGAGATTGTCTAGAATGAGCCATTTTGGATTCTCTATCTGCTTCGTCGCTAAGACCGTTCGCGTAACCCGCCTGAGGACCGCTACCGGGACCTCCTTTTGTAATCTTGATCTTACCGGCATCAGTAAGAAGTAGAGTCGTTAGCATTGAACTCATTTCGCCATCCTCCAGCTTAAATATACCAGCCCGACACCGGCTACGATCAGAGCAGCCGGAACAAAAACCAGCATCACGCCAATCACTGTTAAAAGCGCCCCCAGAACAAGAACAAGATCGCGATAGGGAACAAGACGCTCAAGCTCGTACCATTTTAAAGGCGCGGGGGCCTTGGGCTCAGGCTTCTTGGGGCTCACCTTGATTTAGAAGCACGGCGCTGCTCGGCCATCTGTCGCAGGATTTCTGTGGTAGTAAATGAACAATCGTTCGCGTGCGAACTGATGTCTGTTGATTGTACTTCCAGACGGCTGATGCGCTCCTCGATACGACGCTGACCGTTGCCTAGTATCAACAGAGCAAGAACGATCATCACGGCGTTAAGACCTTCGAGCCATGTAAAGGGACTCTTCACTTGTCGCTCCAGCGCGTGCCTAACGAAGTGCCTCCATCGATCCTGAATCCTGAAGGTTTGACCAGTGAAGAATCTGATCCACCTCCGCCGCGTGTGATGCCAATGATCCCGAACATCTTGGGGATTATGCTGCCCGTCTTGTCTATGTATGTGACGAGGTAGCGACTGGCGTCCATACCGTGGTCGTACTCTTTTACGGGCTGCTCACCGCGTCTCCGGTTAGCCGAAGTGTCCCACACATAAACCTCGAACTCGTCTTCAGTACAGGCAGGCTTATGGGCGGCAATCAACTCGCGATCGATATCGATCACAGAGTCGCGAAGATAGAACACGCGGGGCTTCCCGTCACCGGCAGTACGCAAACGGCCTTCTAGCGCCTGGATGCCCGGTCCTACCGCCTTCCAGGCTCCTTGGGTAGGCATGTCCAGATGACGCTCTAGAGTAGCTCGGTCTTCGGCATCGTGATCGCAGATGATTACGCGCGGGCGGGGTTCGTCCTTAGTTACTTCTTTGATGCGGCGTGCATGATCTTCGACAAGGGTCTTGGTCTTGTAGATTTCCTTGTACCTGAACAGACGCCCGTCGGGATCTTCAGCCCATGCCTGCCATACAAAAGGGTTGGTATAGCCGAAGTCGATTGACCAGTAGCGCGGCCAGCTAGATGGGACCTGATCCTTATCTAAGGGGTCCAGTACGAAGCGGTCAATGACATGCAACGCACGATCCCATGTCTCTTCATACACAGCTCCTTCAGCACTGGCCCACTGGCCCAGACGCAGACGGCGATAGCGTACTCCCGAAAGTGCATCGAGTTGTTTTAAGTACTGAGCCCCACGAATAGTCCATTCTTTGGTCTTGATATCATATAGCTCAGGGTTGTCTTCGTGACGACTTTCGAGCAGAGTCATCTGGCCTAGCTGCACGCGGGCTTTTATCCAGTGCGTAGGTGCGTCGGGGTTCATGTCACCGATGATCTGCTGGTAGGGCATCTTCCAGTTTCTTAGGCGTGAAATGATGCTCTCCCAGTCAGCCTGATCCAGCTCTTCGGCTTGGTTGACATAAGCCCCGTCCCACTCTGAAGAGTAGATCTTGCGAGGGTCATCTATACCGGCTACCGCCAAGATGCTTCCATTGCCGTAGCGATATTCCTGGTCACCTCCATGGAATGGAACTGAGCCTGGAGTAGACAAGACTTTGTTCTCGAACGTGACCATTGCCGATTGAGTAAGAGATCGCCGGGTCTTGCGTACCATGATCCAGCGGGCGTGTGGATACTTGTCACAGCACCAATTGACCTTCTCGAGACACGCCCTGGACTTGCCTGTTCCTGCGGGGCCGCTGATGCCCAGTTCAAGATCACGGCGCTGGAATATCTCTTTGCAAGCACCGCGGGGCTCGTAGTCAATGTACTGGATTTGGCTGGCCAGTATGCCCTGGCGGCGGGCTTTGAGGTATTGCTTGCGCGGTATCCACTTGGGCTTCTTGTTAGAGCCATCTCCACTGACGACTGATGCGCCTTTATCGGAGATGTCGAGATATGAGGGCAAGAGCTTAGACGTCCTCGTCCTTAACGCCGACCACTCTCTTGATGACCTGTGTGATGGCCTCATCGAGAGTGGGGTTCTCGCGCCAGCGGCCTCGACATTTCATGATGAAGATCTGACTGGTAGTGTCGCCCTTTATGGCTTTCGTCATTAGACTGTCGGCTACCCGGCCGATCATGCTGTCGGCATAGTTGTCTATGATGTCTGAATAATGGCGCTTGAGGGTGTCTTCATCGATGCCGTTAGTGCCGCAGCAGCGAGCTATAATCGAGAGAGGGCGGCCTACCAGACAGAGGTTTTTGACCGTCTGTATATCAGCTTTAGTGGGCTTGTAACTGAACTGTCCCTTTACGCGAGGCATACGAAATTTTTAATAAGACCGTATTTTCTAATCATGTTTTATTGTTGACAGAATTCGAGGAGGTTGTCGTTTTGATCGTCGCATCAAATATGCCTCTCGTATTCATCTGACTGTTCAGGAGATCTGTCTGTGAGACTTCTGTCTCTTATCCACTGAGCGCGGCAGATGGGGCATTTGAACTCGTTGATATCGTGAGGCACGGCGGCTCCATTGAACAGGCAGCAGCGTTGAATGAGATCGAGAGGACTGGAAGAGGATTTTAGTGAGAGACGCCAGTGTGAAAATAAATTGGGGCGCTCTATAGACATTGAACATAGAAGATGTCTTAAAAGGGTAAAGAACAGCCTGCTGATGCTGACATTGTCTTGGGGCGGGAAGCTTGAGTTTGGGCCTGGAAGATGCGGTCCCAGAGATCGACCGTCTTCTTTGTGACGGGGGAGGCCCATCGTATTACGGCTCTATCGCGCCAGTATTCCTCATCGACAATGAAGTTGCGCCGGTCTGGAATTTCACGCATGGAATATACGCGTCCTGATCTTGACTTGGCTTCGTATGCTCCTCCACGCGCGATGGCTAGTGCCATTGAAGAAGTGATGTGATGCATCTCGAGACCTTGACCGACGATCCATTTCACAAGACCTGATGTAGACTCTAGAGCTGTAAGAAGATCTTGTCCGCGTATGATCTTGAATTTTGACTTGGATGTGTTGGGCATCGTTAAAAACGAAAATCACTGACACTGAGGGGCCATCATCGATGTGGGAAGAGCTCATATTTTACTAGAGCTCTGTTGACGTACGACGCTTTAATAAGTAGCTTATTACCATTAAGAAAAAATGTAAAGTGAATAAATGGCCCTTAAATTTGTTGAATTTAGGGAGTTTCTGTGGAGACTATAGAAGCCGGTGGCTTGAGATGGTGATTCTTGACCATCTGGCGTATAATCTGTATCACTTGAAGACGCGTGATGTCCTTAAGAGGGATATTCTTTAGCCAGTGGCCGTAGAAAAGATTACGAGCCTCTTGAGGATCGAGAGACAGTAAACTCTGGGCATGATTGAGAGCGATGCTCGAACCCGGCTGGCCGAACAGCAGGCACGCCCATCCCCCGGCGCAGGCCTGGATGTTCTGATCCTGTTGAACGGCACTGACCGGGAGGCCGTCGGGTATTATGACGTTGAGCATGTTCAAAGTCACAGGAATGGTCTGGCGTTCGATAGAATCGGCTAAAGTCAGTAATCGCACGGTGTTCATTTTTGATCTCCTGGCTCGGTGACTGATGTGACTGCTGGATCTGCCCCCATCCTTTCTCCCTCACAAAGATTTCTTTCTCCTTCACCTCCCCGCGTTTCCCGCATTCCTGTTTGGAGCCTCGCCCCTGACCTCAGCAAGCGCGGCGCGGGCCTTCTGGCAAGCATAGGAGTGCCTTCCGCCGTCAGTGTTCCAGCTCTCTTCGCACCAGCACTCGGCGCCCCGGTATGAAAGCCGCACGTCCAACAGCGCCACGCATAAATCCGTGATGACCTTGGCGATGTCCTCGACGCCCGATACGCGGTAATTCCAGGTTCCGCAGCAAGCCTCGGCTAATTTCTTTGCCCGCATCATCAGGCGCTCGCGGCTGGTCAGTGGGACTCTCATTCTTATTATCTCCCCCCCCCTAGAGGTTTATTGTAGCCGGACTGGATCTACTGAATGCTCATCGACAGGCTTACGAACCCATTCGATACCGTCTTTTGTGACTCTGACTCCGTAGATGCGGTCAAAAACCAAGACGTCGATGTCGAGGCCCGTGAATGTACGACCTTCTAAGAAACGAGTGTGATCTGACCGCCGAGCTGTAGAATCGAGTTCGAGTAGAATGGATTCCAATTGGCCGGGTAGAACAGTTCCTAAGTCAAATCGTAATGTAAAACCGCTGCCCGCAATCAGAGATTGAAACTGAACCTCTAGGAACTGCTGGTCCTCGAACAGAACTAGAAGAGAATCTGAAGTGGTCCAGACGCGATCGACTTTCACGCCTATGATTTTGTTCAGTGCCGGAGGAGTCTCACCCGCATCGCCATCGTAGAAATGTGTGTTCATATCAATAGCCAGCCATCGCTTGTTCTGGATCTACCCGCCATACAAGAGATTGTTTACAGACCAGATGGGAATCGGGGGCTTCGAGATTGAGCTGCTCTTCTATCTTTTTTATGGCTTCTTCTCTCGAAACTGCCTGGAGTTCAAAAAGAAATTCAGCTCGATATGTATTCATTTCAAATCAATCCTTTCGTCAATAGTCTCTGCATTCCCAGAACAAAGTAGTGCTGCCCCAGACTCCCACAGGAATTTCGTATGTGCTGAATTCGACTATGCTCGTTGGGTGCTGTCCAAAGATTTCTTGTAGAGCATCATAGTCGGTAGGCTCAAGGTAGGCTTCCAATATAGATTTGGCGCGCATCCCTGAAACTTGGCTCATTTTCTCATAAGCCTGCCTCATCCCGACTCTTGAATACAGAGCATAACGCATTTCGTAATGGCGCGGACTGAGCATCACTTCAGCCTGTAATATCACTCTGTCATCGGGGGCGCTTTCGTCTAATAGCAATTGTGATCGGTCTACGACGCGCGTCTTTATCAAATAGAGACAGTGATGCATAGCCTCGCTGGGCGTCATTCGGTAGCGCTGGACGCGGGCGTCACCGCCGCGGAGACAGTTGCGGACGCTTACCAGAGAAGGCTGTTCGTCATGGTGTAAATGCGTGTATTCATCAAATGACCACATTCGCAAATGGTTTCCCAACTGGCCGCGACGCGATTTCTCAAAGAATTCAGACTTGCTCGTTATCATATTTTGAGAAATCAAAAGACGGCGTGTCATTCAATAACGGGGGATTCTCTCCCTGGGCCAGATGCCGATAGTCGTTACGAAGTTGCAGCCACACGCCTTTCATGGCATTTAGTCCCGGGTCGCTGACGGCGGCTTCGTTGAATACGTCTTTTGAGTATTTCAGGTATTTATCGAACACCCAGTCTATGAACTGATTTCCCATCATTCGTTGATCGCGGCAGATAAAAGCGTTGTCAAGAAAGTCGGCAGCCCGCAGTTGAAGTATTTCAATGTCTGTGAGCTTGGGGCTCTCGATGTCGTAGAAGTTTCTGACGGCCTGTTCGAGTCTGGATATATCCCGGCAGATCATTTTCGTGGGCGCGGGGATGTCGCCGGTCTCTCCTTCTTCAAGATCGTGTAACAGAGCCGCTTGCAGCAGATTCATGCTGCAAGCCGGGACGGTCGCCATCAATATCAGAGCCACGCAAGAACTATGATGGCCCACGGTATTCTCGCCGATGAAATGCTCAGTATGGTAACGGCGCGTACAAGCTAGACGCCTGAGATGATGAAGATGGATGTAAGGTGTCATCGAATTTTACCGTGCCCGCTTGCAAATGAGCGCTCCGAAAACGTAATCAAAAACGGAGCTGAGGACGGGCACGGTTGACTAACTATACTGTGAGCCCGGTTATTCAACTAACGATTTCGACCGAGACAAAGCGGCCCCCTTCGATAGCATCAGGAATTGTTCCGAGAGTAATCTTTTCGTTTGTCATAAAACTATTCACCGCGAATGTGTTTGATGTACTCCGACGTAGATTCAGCTTTGGTAAATTCGGGGTCATCTCCGATTTCATCGTATTCTCCGATGCCCAATTTGCTTCGGCAACTCTTGCAAATACCGGATTCTGGACGGTCTACGTAGTTGGTACAATCTTTGTGCGAGCAGATGCCTCGGTTATGCAGATTCTGCTCGCGGATGTTTTGTACCATTGTTGACGCCGCAGTTGATCCGTATGCGGCCAGCACGGTTACATATAGATGCCATGCGGCAGCCCCCACAATCGTTGCGGGCGCGTTCAGGTCTACCAATTTCCGTAGTCTGTCGCAGCACTCTATTACGAACGGTTTGAGTTTCTCTTTTTTGGACATCTTATCGTGCTCCGATATTGGAACCGGCGACTGTTCGCTTGTTTCTGATACGATCGAGCCATTCAATCACAGCCATGCTCCAATCAGTGGCTAGACAACGATGGGCGTACATCATGGCCTTATCGAGATCACTACTCTTGTAGGCGGTCCAGGCCATAAACAATTGTGTCGCTACCTGTGGAAAGAACTGTTGAGTGTAGCTTCCCAAGATATCGCCGCGCATCCATCGACGCAATTCCTGGTCCCACGTCTCTTCGTATCCAGGGATGCTGGTATCGACCATCGGAAATGTAGCTACTAGACCCTCAGTATAGTAATCACGAGTAGGGATGGTGCTCTCCCCTCCAAACTTTTGCCAGCGCTCGGTATAAGCGTGCCAGCTATCAGATATCTGCCAGTATGTTCCAACAGGGACGCCGATCATGGCCGCGAGGTATTCTTGGAGCATGCTCATATGTACGACATTGCTCCCGTAGGCCCCCCAGCAAACATCATTCGACCGGCAGCATACGGTCACCGTTAGACGACCTTCTCGAATCTTGAGATAAATCTGAGTGTTGCACGGCAGATCTCTTATTTCAGGACGTTCGAGATCCCAGATCGGATTCCACATGGCAATCACAGCCCGTCGCTCATCAGAACTCTTTTTCAGCATACGGATTACTTTCAATAGCTGATCGGCATAATCGTCTTCAGCGCCTCCATCGAGATCGAACGCCGTCCGCCAGCGCGCTCCATAAGCTCCATGAAATACCTTGCCGTCATCGCTAAACAGCTTCATGCGCGGATTGTAGTCGGCAATCCAATCGACGTCATCGCGGCCCGCCAGCATCCAGAGAGCTTCCATGAAGTGAAATATCGGATTGGCGTTGCGTTCGGAGTTGAACAAGACTCTTTCTTTAGGATTCAGATACTCACTGATGACTGGAGCCGGATACTCAATAACTTCCCCGGTCCTCGATGGTCGTAAGATGTGTCTTGAATTGAGATGAACCTTGGCGGCGTCCCACATGCCGTTTACATTCGGGGCCGTGATGGTCAGTAGCAAAATCAGTTTTCCTTTCAATTGAATTTTACTTGATATCGAACAGAGTATTCTTAGTAGCGGGTTTTATACGCACGTAGTCAGGTTTGTCCCAAGGTCGCGGCACGGCGGGCGTATACGGTCCTAGAATCATGGCTTCTTGTATAATGCGCCTGCATTCTTCGTCAGGAGAAGGTAGAGTTTCCTTTCCCTTCTTGTCGGGAAGCAAGCCCGTGCGGTAGCTCTTGGCATTGCATCCCAGACACGGCCCAAAGTCGCGTTGATGATGAAGCAGCTTTCTACGCGCGGCCGTGAATCGTTGAGATTGCCATATCTCGTCTATAGGCGCGTCTAAAACATTTCCGATTCGGTATTGGCCGCTCCAGTCATTGCAGCATATTGCTATATTGCCGTCCCATCGTATTGATAATTCTCGAAAAGGTTTGGCGCATCTAGCGTTTTTCATGCTGTAATCGAGAGGAGCTCCCAGTCCACAATGATTGTTCAAATCAGCATGACTTCCGGCGGTAGCCTCTGAAATGTCTTGTATGATGATTACGGCATGGGTCGTTATCGAACGGCGGCGATGCGGGCTGTAATCCAATCCATCACCTGGATAGTCATAGACCGGGTAAGGTATTTCAGCGCGTCGTTGTCGTATGCGCGGCACTATGTTTACTGTCTTGTAATCATCTAGAGCCAATATGTTCAGTCCAGCTTCCATCAGATCGGTAATGCGTTCAACAGGATTTCCTCGCAGCAGGCCGCTTCCATTGCTAGTCAGCATGATTTGATTGTCGGGCAAGTGCTCGCGCAGAATACGGATCAGATCGACATGATGAGGATTCAGTGTGGGTTCGCCGTGCATCGCAAGCTCAATACGGGATGACCATCGTGAATCAGCGATCGAAAGAGCTATGACTTCGCAGGTCTCGGGAGTCATAAACTTGTACGGCCCTCCGGCATGTTCACGAATACCGTTTTCGCCGCAGAACGGGCAGGCTAAATTACAGCCTTCACAACTTTCGATCTGTACGGCAAATGGTGGCTCTTGCTCATACATATAAGTAGTTTCACCTCTTTTCTATTTGGCGTTTAGCGACCCTACAGTAATTTTTAGCGGCGGCCCCGCCGCTAAGTACCACCTGACGGTCTAGAGACAATCCTATGCACCCGCAGGCGTCAATATGAGGCATTGTACGCCGTGTTGGCGGCAGCGTTTTGCTCGTTTGTGTCATACAGGAACGATAATTGTATGCAGTAATACTCAAAACAGCCTGGGTCTAGCCGCCGCACGGGCGCTCTGCACGGCTCCGGTCCAATCCACGCGCACATCGATCCTCCGTTCACCGAGAGACTGCTTCCAGCCGTCGGGACTGATGCTTCTCTTCTTGATGATGCTCACGAACGGCTTGTGAAGCGAAGCCAGTTTTCGGGCGCTGTCTTTCTGAAGTTCCAGATCGCGATACAGGCTGCATCCTCCGGCGGCTCCCGATCCGGGCTGGTTCCAGACCCATTCTGAGATCAGAGCCGTGTCGTATCCCAGGGCAATCAACGACAGTGACACGTGCATGTCTTCCATGAGAGGAGTGGCGTCAAATCGTATTTTTTCCTTGTCTAAGATATCAGCTCGTACTCCGTACAGATTGCAAGTTTTCTTGTTGAGGCACAATCCAGGTTCGAGTTCATAGGCATACTTCGATCCGTATCTCAAAGCGAGGAAGGCGTCGTTTCCCTGACGCGCTGAAACTCCGACCATCGGGTATTTGTCTAAGAGCAGTTCGATACGGCCAAACATTTCCTCGATATCACTTGGGATACAGACTTTGAGTCTGGGACTTGAGGGATTCTCGCGTCGAAAGAAGTAATGATCGTCGTCAGTCATGCAAAGTTTTGTTGACTTGGAGGCCAGTGTTCTCTCGACCAGCCACTGACGCGTCGCGGCGATGCCTTCTACAGAACACGACAAGACATTTCGGTCGCGGCTCCGGTGCTCATTGACTTCGGACGGCGGGCATACGAGCAAGGTCTGCGGCTTCAGTGATTCGGGAATGCGGTCCCATGTCTTCTGACTTGCGATGCGACCTCGGGTCGGAATGTAGATTTTCATTGACTTCATTTCGTCAGCTCGCGGTAGTACGCCTCAGCGATTGTGACCGGGTCATGGACTCTCTCCAAGTGCTTCACGCTGTCACATCTTATCATACTCAATTTCTTTTGAAAAGTCTTAGAACCGGCAGCTTCCTTGATTAGCGAAGTCAATTCCTCGAAGCTCGTCACGCTCAAGCAATTGAAGCCGTCTTTCATTTCGCCGGAGTAACGAAGCCAGTCTTTGTGAATGATGTTGACGGTTCCGGCGTCCCAGGCTTCCATGAACGTGTACTGACTTCCTCCTCCGTCGTTGGGGAAATACGTCAGATCTACAGCGAGCTTGTACTTCGACGCCGCTCTAGCCGCGGCTCCGTGCTCAAAAGGCTGGCCGGTCTTTCCCTGTTCAAAGTCTGGAAACATCTTTCGCAGTCGGTGGTGAGTGTATAGCCTGTTCTCTGACCCGAGCAGAACGACGCGGTCACTTGACTCCAGATGTGAGTTGGCTGTCAGAATCATCTCAGTTCGTTTCACGAACGTAATCCGCGCCAGCGAGCAGGCTGTCTTGCGCGATTCGTAATCCTCGCTTGTCCAATCGTCTGAAAATTCTCTTTCGTAAGGATGTGGAATTATCACGGCGCTAGGAAAGAAAGCTTTCATCGTTGGTCGTATTCCAAAAATCTTGTTCTTGCTTAGAACCCTGTCTGCGAACAGTCCCTGAATCGATAGTCGTAATGAATCGAGGTGATCATACACTCCGCGCTTGCCGTCGTGATAGAACTCATTGGGATCGTGGACCACGATGCTCATTCCAAGACCGGTCAGGTCTTTCAAGAGTTCGGGTTCAACCAGATCGTCACTTCTCTCGGCGGCCGTCAGCAGCGATGGCTCGGTCTCCACAATCTCTTTCAGTTCCTCACGCGTGACGCGGGTCTCTTCGATTCCTGTATATCCTCCAAACTGATGTGATCGATTCGCAGTCTTGGTCTTAGACGGTCTTAGAAGCTTCACCCCGATGTCGGCTATTTTGAACGCTCGATAGAGGTGAACTGTGAAGCTTGTCGATCCTCCTCCCAGATGCTTTCGAGCGTAGATCAGGTTTACGTTCTGGTTCATTTTGTCTTCGCTTTTCAAATCAGACGTGACTGACCCCTGAACCGTTCGAGTCCCACGGCCCTCCCGGCTCGGAGTCTTTCCTGGGCGCGGCGGTATTTGTCGTACTCGCAGCAGCAGTGTTCGATATCTCTCATCTCGAGCGTCGGGAGGATGTCTTGGTTTTTGTTGGCTCTTATCCAGCAGTAGATTTCTTTCATGCAATCGATCAGGTCTTGTCGGCTCAATCGAGCGGTCTTGAAATCGAGTTCTAAGAGTCTACAGATTCCGCGCCGGGCACCCGGTCCGGGATTGGCCCACGTGTAGATGTCTGTCGCATTCTCAAGATATCTGGTCCATCGCAGGTCTGTGACTACTTCGTAAGCCAGAAAATTTCCAAATCCGTGAAATTGACTGAACCACTCGGTAGCAGCCTCGAGAGTCAAATCTTTTTTACGGCGACCGTCAGCCCATACGGGAACCGCTTTCTTCGATCGAACGCTCTTCCAGAGAGGGTCTAACACGCGGTTCACGGTGTAGACCGCCTTCGAAGTCTCTCCGTGACTCGAAATCATGTAGGCGCTGGTGTAGACCTTTTCGTCCCTAGACGCCCTCTTGAGCATCGTAGACAGAACTCTTTGAGCGTTCCAGGTCTTAGGAAATCCGATTTCCTCCAAAGTGGGACTCCAATTGATCTGTCTGAAGAGGCTTACCGCGAACCAGAGGTTCTCGTGTCTTTTCTGCGGCTCTATCCAGTTCTTGTGAAGCCACCGGGTCTCGCGGTCTTGGTTTCTGTAGACGTTGCAGAACCGGTACCGTCTCATGACGGGGTCTTCCGTCCATGGAGGTTTTTGGTCTTCGATTCGCTTCAAGTAGATTTTCTGTCTTTCTTCCATCCATGTTAAGAGGCTTCGTAAGTTCTTGACTTTGATTTTCATCCTGATGCTGTAATTTTACTTTTTCGTCAATTTCAAGCTCTATTCAGATTTTCAATCTACCGAGGTCTTAAAACTCTTTTGAATTTTCAAGTCACTTCGATTTTTCTGTCTTAGAAAGAGCTCTTAGAGCCGGTTCTTAGAATTTCTGGTCTTCTTTGGAGTTCTGGTTTTCAATTTGAGCTTTGAGTTCTGAGTTCTGTCTTTCTCGGAGTGTTCGGGTTTCTCGCGCGCACGCGACTGGAGTATTTCTTATTTCTCCTTGGGATAGTCCCTCCGTTCGTCATGGTCTACGGAATTGTCCTTCGGACATTCCTTATCCCACTCCTCACTACGGACTATCCCAAGCTTGTAGACCGGTCTATACTCGGCTATCGCCTCGTAGCCCGGTCTAACAAGACCGCTGACGCGGATATTATTTATTTTTTCAATATAAAGTCTTTAGTATATATATATATATAAAACTAACACAGCGCGCGCGAGCGCACGCACGAGCACGCTCGCGATCGCGCAGGCACGCACGCAGGTACATATAGCAAGAAGTACTGACCTGATTACATAATACGAATAAAATGTTCTGATGTTAAAATATACACATATACATAATAAGAGTTTCTTGTTTTAATACCCCTCAGAAAGTTCCCTAGAAAGTATAGTAAAACAGACCTGACAAACAGTCTAATAGACGGTCTACTAGACGGTCAATAAGAGGCCGTACAAGAGCTTGAACATGACTACTCAAGAGAAGCGTATAGACTCTAGTATGAAAGAGTGTCTGAGCAACTGGGAGGAGTCAATAAGAGCAGCTATACTGAGCTATGAAAACAGTCAGAGGAAGAGTATGAATGAACCTCTACTAGACTCGCATGTGAGAGTCATGTTTCAGAGTGATCAGAGATCATTGATGCGTCTGATGAACTGGAGAGTATGGTCAATAAGATACTGTATTCCTCTTGACTTCATAGTCACTGCTCTACTCGACCGCTACCGTCTACAGCGTAAAAGATCGATAGACCCCGATATCGTACTTCTGGGTATGCCGGTAGCCATGATAACAGGAGCCCGAGCCCGTCAGATCATTGAGGATGAAGTGTCAAAAACATACCCTGACCGCGAGAACTACCGAGCCATGAGGCAGAAGACAGTCCCAGTGCCCATCACAAAACTTGAGTATGAGACTCCTGAACAGTTCGTAGACAGATACACAAAAGCCATAGAAGAGAAGCGTAAAGAGTGGCAGAGAACCGTCGGCGAAAAGCGCCGCTACCGCAAAGTATAGTAATGCCAGTACCAGCCCGCGCCGCCGCCAGCCCTGTTGTCTGGCTATAGTTTTTCGAATCTATCCCAGGTTAGAGAGTCTGATATATGCACATTACAGTTACGTTCAAAGACGGTCGTATAAAGGACTTCAAAAGGACTCCACGACCTGGAGGAAGCTATAGCAACACGCTTGAATTCAAAGGCGAGTTCGCAGTAATAAAAGATGAGTGGGATACCATCTACGCCTACCCGGCAGCCGACATATTAGAAATCACAGCCGAGCCTGAACGGCGTTACTAAGACCCGGTTGCCATACCGGGCTTTCCTTGGTCTGATACTTAACGTCCAATGAAAATCCAAAACAAAACAAATGATTCCGAGCGCTGGTGGGATGACGATGATTTCCAAGACCACCTGACGGCTCTATTGATATATGACCAGACATCGCTGCGCGCCTGTGCTCCTCTGCTGACCGTAAATGACTTTAGGCCGCTGCGCCCGTCATTTCATGGCCGCGAGCGCTGGATAGTTGCTGAACGCGCTCTAGAACATTATCAGAAGTACAAAGAGCCCCTGGGCAATCTACTGCGTTCAGACACTCTAGAATACGCTGAACAGATTGGTATGGGGGCCAGCCATGTCGCCAAGCTGAAAGACTACATTGAATTCATCGGCAAACTGAAGAGCGAGTCTCCTGGAGCCATCACCGAAAAGGTAGTACGATACAAGACTGAGCGCTTCAAGGCCGCGGGCATACAAGAGCTGATCGATGCCCAGAATGCCGGAACTCTTACTGACGAGAGGTGGCTCGAAATCAGCCAGAGAGCTCTTACGGGTAGCAGCCAGAGATCAGAAACGATAAACTATCTGGCCACTCTCGATGACCGCATCGCTAGACGGCGGACGTTAAAGGAACCCGCGCCCTGGACGTTTATCGACCCCCTAGACTCGATGGTGCGCTGTGTAGGCCCCAAGCAGTTGGGATTGGTTATAGCGCCTTACAAGCGCGGCAAAAGCCTGTTCCTGCTATGGCTGGCGGCGGCATATGCGCTACAGCGCCTTAACGTGCTGTATTTCACGCTGGAAGATCCACGTTCTATTGTGGAGGACAGACTTGATGCGCTGGTAACGCATCTGCCGGTTAAGATGCTGGGCGATCTGCCCAAGACTCTTACCAAGAGGTTCAATCGTTTCAAGGGCATGATCAAGACAAAGATCGAAATCTATGACGGTACTGCCGAAAGCATTACGGTATCGAGCATCGAGAACACTTTGCTGGCCTGTCGTGAACGCGGGTTTTTAGTGGACTGCATTCTGATCGACTATGACGAAGAGATCGTGGCGTCGCAAGGCTACAAAGACAAGAGATATGAATCGGACGAAATATATCGTAATCTGAGACAGATGGCTTCAAAGTACAATCTAGTAATGTGGACGGCGGCCCAGACGCAAAGGAACACGCGGCACCTGAAGATACTCTCGGGCGATCGCATCGCAGAGGACATCAGCAAACTCAAGAAAGTCACATGCGGTCTCAGTCTAGGCAAAGGCGAATGGACAGACAACAGTTTCTACCTCTGGGTCGCGGCACACAAGAACGACCGTATGGAATGCGGCGTAGAAATCGTTCCCGATCTAGACCGAATGATAATCTATGACCGCGAAGAGACGTACAGGCAGATGAAAATCCATAACGGCGGTAATCCATGAGTCAGTTGATCGCTCCATTTCCTTGGTTCGGGGGCAAGAGTCGAGTAGCTGAACAGGTATGGAAGAGATTTGGAAATGTCAGCAACTATGTCGAACCGTTCTTTGGCAGCGGGGCCGTGCTGCTGGCGCGCCCTCATTATCCGCATATTGAAACCATAAACGACAAGGACTGTTTCGTCAGTAACTTCTGGAGAGCTCTAAAGAACGATCCTAAGAAGCTGGCAAAATGGGCTGATGACCCCGTGAACGAGGCTGACCTGACCGCGCGGCATCTGTGGCTGGTCAATCAAAAAGAATTCCAGGAATATATGAAAACCGACCCACATTACTACGATGTAAAAATCGCAGGCTGGTGGGTCTGGGGATTGTCTAGCTGGATAGGAAGCGGATGGTGCGAAGATCTGAAGCCCAAAAACCAAAGACCCCACATCAGTTCTGATATGGGAGTACACAGGAAACGGCCCCATCTAAGTTCTCATCAAGGAGTTCAGCGCCAGCGACCGCACCTCGGGAACTCCGGAACGGGCGTGCATCGCACTAATGGAGATCATCTACAAGCATATTTTGAAGCACTGTCAAATCGACTGCGGCGAGTTCGAGTGTGTTGCGGCGATTGGAAGCGCGTGCTTGGTTCTTCTCCGACTTCTAATTTGGGAATGACAGGCATATTTCTCGATCCGCCGTACTCCAAAGAAGCCGAACGAGACGCCAGTCTTTACGCCGTCGATGACTTGAAAGTCGCTCATGAGGTGTGCGACTGGGCGGTCAAGAATGGTTCCAATAACCAAATGCGTATAGCACTTTGCGGTTACGACAACGAACACGCTATGCCCAATAACTGGGAGCGCGTTCGGTGGAGCACTACTGGAGGGTATGGAATGCAGTCTAATGGGAATGGCCGTGCCAATAGCTCTCGTGAAGTAATCTGGTTCAGTCCGTACTGCCGAAAGGCTACTCTATTATGATTCTCATACCGGCGCTACAAAAGATTCCATGTTACTGCTATTTCGTGCGCTTTGAAAAGATTCCTTCGCTCAAAGATGTCGAGTGTCTGATAGAAGTAGATGCTATCGACGTTACGGTCTCTACCGATGTCTACTGTCATACAGTTGCCGGTCTGGTTAACGTCTATGATAAAAACCACAAGACAAGATTGATGCGTGACGTACCCGGAATCGTACAGATTGCCTGCAATGGCGGCGGTCTGTATCAGTGGATAGCCGAGAATAGTCTCTTCACATGCCAAACGAAAGAAGAATATGAAACTGAATTGAAACGCGAATATGACGAAGAATTAGAAGAGATGCTCGATTACTGAACATGACTTTCAAAGAGGCTTTGTTGCGTCGCCGCGTGCAATTCAAAACATCTCCCGGCGATCCTGCAAAAATTCATATCTGCTGCCCGTTCTGTACTAGCCGCGGGCGTTCACAAGACACTCAATTCAAACTTTGTGTCCACTCTGTACAGTTGTGGGGCAAGTGCGTCCATTGTGATTGGAAACGCCGGGTGGCCGTATTTACCGTACTGAAACAACTTGGAATCACAGAGACCGTATCGGGAGTAGACTTCGAGGAACCGGCTAAGCCTCCAGAACCTGTTGAGCTGCCTGCTGACTATCAAATACTGGACCGTGTCTATGACGATCTTGACAAACAAGCCCAAAATTATTTGCTCAACAGGGGAATAACAAAAGAGCAGATAACGACGTACCGTATAGGAGTTAGTTATCATGGCCGTTATGCCTATCGAATCATATTTCCTGTCTTTGTAGGCAACGAACTGAAAGCCGTCAACGCCCGCGATTTCACTGGGCAAAGTCAGATCAAATATCTGAACAATCGCGGTGACAAATATCTGTTCGGGTTTGACCCGAATGCCTACGAATGTATATTGAGTGAGGGGGTTTTCAAAGCTCTTAGAATCGCGCAGGTTACTTCGAGCAATTCAGCGGCGGTGCTTGGACACGATTTGACGGATTCTCAACAGCAGCAGATCGAAGCCAGTAGCATCGAAAGAATCATACTCTATCCCGATACGGATTTGACCGGCAGACGTGGGGTGATTGGTATTTCAGAAAAGCTCTTGAGAATCAGAAAGAAGATCGATATCAGAATCGCATGGCCCGTGGACAAACCCGCCGATGAAGAATCTCTCGATAATATCCGTGTTCTAATTGACAATGCTGCCGGTCACCCGCTCTCAATGCGTACTATCAGAGAACTGACAAAAAGTTCTAGGTAACCTGCAAATTTTTACGGTTT